TATAGAATGACTTGGAGACCACATATTATTGCTTTTGAAGATCAGCGAGAAGTATAGTGGATAAGCAAGAAGCCCTTCGTATATTAGAGGAAATAGAAGAGAATATCAATGTCTGTTGTGCGATAACAATGGAACCAGATGAAGTATTAGTATTAGTAGATAAATTAAAAAGTTATATAAATGGAGAACAAACGTAGAAAATTACACCAAGAATTAGAAGTCGTACAAGAAGGATTTGCGAATGGTGTCGCACCAGGATTTCCTTTTAACGATGCACAAAAATTAGATATGATAGAAAAAGCAGCCCATAAATTTGGTCTGTTTTTAGATGAATTAAAATGCGATTGGAGAAAAGATCCAAATTCCGCAGAAACACCTAAACGTGTAGCTAAAGCTTATGTAAATGATTTATGGGCAGGTAGATATACTGAAATGTCTCCTATAACATCCTTTCCTTCGGATGGGTATGATGGAATCGTTATTGAAAGAAACATCCCTCTTACCTCAATGTGTTCTCACCACCACCAAACAATTGGTGGGGTAGTTCATATCGGTTATATAGCAGGAGATGAAGGTAGAGTAATTGGTTTATCTAAATTAAATAGAATAGTTGAATTATTTGGTAGAAGAGGAGCAATACAAGAACAATTAACATCAGCTATCCATAATGCTGTAGATAAAATTACTGAAGGTAATAAAGGTGTAATTGTTACTATAGTTGGAACACATAATTGTGTTAGCTGTAGAGGAGTAAAACATCAAGGTGCAGCAATGGTTACAACTAAAGCATCAGGTGTATTTAAAGATAATACCAATTTAGCTCGTAAAGAGTTTTTTGATAGTCTAAAGATTAATAACGGAGGACATAACATATAAGGGAAATGGCATTAAAAGCAGATAATAAAATATTTTTAAGTTGGATTGATGTAAATGGTGCAGTTGATAATTTATGTAATAAAATTCGACACGATCAACCTAACATAGATTCAATACATGGTATTGCAAGAGGAGGATTAATCCCCGCAGTATTAATATCACATAAACTAGGTTTACCTTATGTAGGTTTAGTAGGCCCAAATACTTTAGTAGTTGATGATATATGTGATTCTGGAGTTACATTAGATAAAGGTCCGGGAGTTTACACAGCAGTGTTACATTATAAACCACACACATCATGTTTTCAACCTACTATGTGGGCGGAAATACATGAAGGAAATGAATGGATTATATATCCTTGGGAAACTAAAGATTCAGACCCAATACAAGATTATTTAAAAAACAATTAATTTTAAAAAAAAATAGAATATGGAATATTGGCAAATTAAAACTCAAAACGAATTTGAGAATGAAAGAGGTAGGATACAAAAAACAACTGAATTATATTTAGTTGTAGCAGTATCAGCAACAGATGCAGAAGCTAAGATGTACAAACACAATGAGGGTATGTCTAATTTTAGAGTTGTAGAAGTAAAGAAAACTAAATTTTTAGACGTTATAAACTAATGGGGAATTATGTATTAAGATCACAACCAACATTTGACAAATTAATTAAAGATTTTTCTTTTACAAATGCGTTAGATGTAGGAGCTGGAAATAACAGGTTTGCTGAAGCCTTTAAAAACAATGGAGTTGAGTGTTACACAACAGATATATTAGAATCAGATTTTCAAGGAGATTTTAATACTCTAGATTTTGGAAGAAAATTTGAATGTTTGTGGGCGGCTCATGTATTAGAACATCAATTAAATGTTAATCATTTTTTAAAAAAATGTTTTGATCTCCTAGAAGAAGATGGTATATTAGCAATATCAGTTCCCCCTATGAAACATTCAATAGTAGGAGGACATTTAACCGTGTGGAATACAGGATTAATTTTATATAATTTAATTATAGCTGGGTTTGATTGTAGTGAGGCATCTGTTAAAACTTATGGGTATGACTGTTCTGTAATAGTTAAGAAAAAAACAGCAATACTTCCTGAGTTAAGGTATGATTATGGAGATATTGAAAGATTATCCCACTTCTTTCCTTTTGATGCAAGACAAGGATTTAATGGACAAATATTAGAACTAAATTGGTAAAAAACATGGGAAAACAATTAGAATTATTTAACAAAACTGACGTGCCTTTTGTTAATGAAGTAGAAACATTTAACAGCACGTTTGGAAAACCAAACAATTATGAACCAACAATACCAGAAAAAAAGGAGTGGGAATTCGTATACGACTTTGTACTTGAAGAATTGGAAGAATATAGACAGGCTTGCGAAAACGGAGACATCGTGGAAGTTTTGGATGCTTTGTGTGATATTGCTTATGTTTCCCTTGGGAACGGTACTATGTTACACGGCCTTAAAGATAAGATATGGCCTGCATATCAAGAAGTACAAGGAAGCAATATGTCGAAGTCTTGTAGCACTGAAAAAGAAGCCATGGAGACTGTCACCCTCCGCTCTAAAGAACAAGCTGAGCCATGTCACTTTGAACAGGTCGAAGATCGATTCGTAGTGTATAGAACAAGAGATAGAAAAGTAATGAAATCAATTAATTACTATAGACCTGATTTGAAACAATTCTTTACAGGGGATGAATTAAAAAAATTTAATTAAATAAAACTTAGGCTCCCGTAGGGAGCCTTCGTATATTTAAGTCAAATAAAAGTTATATAATGTATAAAAAGTGTTATCAAGGTAAAAAATTAGGAGATAATTATTTTGAGATGCATCTATGGGAAGAAGATGGTGGTCACCAAATAGTACCCTATAGAAATGTAGTATACCAGGAGTGTACTGAAGAAGAACACACACATAAAGGGTTAAATGGTGAATTCCTAAAACCTATATCTAAGTGGTTTTATTCTAAAAACCCTGATTATAGTGCTAAAAATACTCCTAATTTACATTTTCACGATATGAAACCTCATCAAAAGTTTTTAGTTGAGCGTTATGGTGTAAATGATGTTCCTTCTAAGGGACATAGAGAAGTATTTTTTGATATTGAGTGTGAAATAGGAGGGGCATTAACTGAAGAATATATTGAAGATGCCCCCATGCCTATTACTTCTATTGCTTGGTGGGATAAACAAAAAGATTATTGGTCTATTCTTATTTTAGATAAAAAAAGTCAATTATCACACACTAAAACAGGCAAAAACAAAAATAAAGAAATTATTCCCTGTGCTACAGAAAATGAATTATTAGCTAAGTTTGTTGAAGCCATAAGAGAAATGGATCCTGATATATTAGTAGGCTATAACTCGGATTATTTTGATATACCTTATTTATATTACAGAATGTGTAGAACAATAGGTAAAGATTGGGCTGATCATTTATCTCCTATTGGTAAAGTAGTTTCTAAGAAAAATAATAAATATTTCTTTAAACAAAATCAATATGTAGATATTGTAGGTATCGAATCTTTAGATTATATCCGTTTACATAAAAAATATAGTTGGAAGGATGAACCAAGTTGGAAATTAGATGCAATTGGAGCCAAGTATGTAGGTATGAATAAAGTTGAATATGAAGGGAACCTAGATCAATTATTTGAAACAGATATCCATAAATTCATTCAATATAACTTTGTTGATGTTGAAATTTTACAAAAATTAGATGAAAAACTACAATATTTAGCTTTAACTAAGAATTTATCTCATAAGGGAAAACACAATTATAGTGAAGTATATGCTAATAGTATATCCCAAGATGGTGCTATTTCAGCTTATCTATTATCTCAAGATATAGTTCCACCTCCAAAAGAACCATTTCCACAAAAGAAAGATAGTTATGCAGGAGGATATCTTTTCTGTCCTAAAGCAGGATTGTATAAATATATGTTTGATGAAGATTTAACATCACTGTATCCATCGATAATTATGTCTATAAATATAGGTAAGGAAACATTTGTGGGGCGTATTGTAGATGCTAATGAACGTAATAATAGACTGGGTCTTAACGATTTAAAAGAACGTGATCCTGAAGAAGAATTATTAGTTGAAAATAAAAAACGACAACAAACTAATGTAAATGTTGGTAGATTAATATCTATGATTGAACAAAATAATTTAGCAGTAGCAGCTAATGGCTCAATGTTCAGAACAGATAAAGAATCAGTTTTATCTACTATCCTAAAGAAATGGTTTGAAGAACGAGTTGTTTATAAAAACCGTATGAAAAAGGCTTATAAGGCAGGAGATAAGGAATTAGGTGAATACAATCATTTAATGCAATATACAATGAAAATTTTACTTAATAGTTTATATGGTGCTACAGCATTGCCTTCATTTAGATATGGTATGAACTTCCAAACATTAAGTGAAGCTATTACCTTATCAGGACACAGAATAATACAAGAATCAGCCCTTTGCGCTAATAGACATATGAATAAAGTTATGCGAGGGGAATTAAAATTAAATATATAAATTATGAAAAATGTAAAACCAAGAAGAGTTTTTAATAATTACCAAAGACTATTAAACCCTCTCTTTAAAGCTTATGCTATATTTGTAGATTCTGCTGGTGAAATAGTAGAATTTACTGGTAATTCACCTTTAAAAAGACCAGTTACCCCCGAAGTAACTTTTACTCCTTCATCTGAAGCTAATGGTTGGAAATTTTCTATGAATCTTACTTATGATTTTAGTAATAACCCAAATAAAGAAGAAGTTTCTAAATTAATGAATGGTCTTATTTCTACTATCTCTAATCCTATACCAAAAAAATAAAGATGACATTAAAAAAACAATCTATTAGAAAAAATCAATTAATTACTGTAAATGGAGAACCCATTTCTAAAGATGAATTAATAACTAGAAGTGAAGAATGGAGTGAAATTCAAGAAAAATTCTTTAGAAAAATGCTTAAACAAGGTGGAACTTTTAAAGTAGCAGGAATAAAATACAAAGTAGAATTAATTGAGAGAAGTGATCTAGATTCCAACGGAAATAAACCAGTAACAGTTCCACCATTACCTGGTGAAAGAACATTTTAAAAATAAAGGTATGTTAGTAGAAATATCAAACGGAGAACTATTAGATAAAATCTCAATTTTAGAGTTAAAATTGCTTAAAATTGAAGATAAAGAAAAATTAGTAAATATTCAAAAAGAATTTTATACCCTAAACCCTCTAGTCCAGGATTTATTTGAAAAGCATGATGGTCAATTACAAAATCATTATCTTGAATTAGCTAAAATCAATGGTGAACTTTGGGATATAGAAGATTGGGTTAGGGATTGTGAACGTGAAAAGAGATTTGATAAAGAGTTTGTAGAATTGGCTCGTTCTGTTTATATTACCAATGATAAAAGATGTGAGGTTAAAAAAATAATAAATTTAATAACTTCATCAGGATTAGTAGAAGAAAAATCATATAAAGAATATTAATGAAACATTTAGAAGAAACACCTTGGTGGATATGTGATGCCGATGATGAAAATTATTGTGCCTATGTAGATACTGACTCTAATTATTTTAATGCTGAACCCTTACTTCTTAAACTATACCCTAATTTCGAAGAATTAGCAGCAGAAGAAAAAGATGATATTCTAGAAAAAATAGCAATGAAATATCAGGATGTAATCAATGAAGATTATGATAGATTAGCTAAGGAGTGTTTTAATGTAACTGAACATAGACTTGAAATGAAAACAGAATGTGTTATTCGTTCAGCTTATTTTAGAGCAACTCGCCGTTATGCCCAATGGATTACTAAACAAGAAGGAATTGCTAAAGAATCTTTGGATATTAAAGGTTTAGAGTTTATGAAGGCAAATTTCCCACCTATTTTAGGATCCTTTTTTAATGATATCTTACAACAAGTATTAAAAGGTGAAGAAAAGGATAGTGTTTTAAAACAAATTAAAACATTTAAAAAATCAATACTTGATGGTTCAATTCCACTTGCTAAGTTAGGTAACCCCTCAGCCATAAAAAAATTAGAAAAATATTCAGGTAAAAGTACTAGGGCAGGAGAAATGTTTACTGAAATCCTCAAAGGGGCTCCAGCACCTGTTAGAGCAACTGTTCGCTATAATGATTTATTAAGATTATGGCAATTAGATAAAAAACATAATTTAATCACACAAGCAGATAAAGTTAAATTTATATATTTAAAAGATAACCCATATAAAATTGAAGCTTTAGCCTTTCAAGATCATGATATACCTGAGAAAGTAGCGGATTTTCTAGAAAGGTATGCTGACAGACAGAAAGTATTTGATTCAATATTATTAAATAAATTAGAAGGGTTTTTTAGCGATTTACAATGGTCTTTAGATTTAAATCCTTATACAAATGCATTAGCATCCTTTGAGATATAAAATAAAATTCGTATATTACAATTATGATAAATAAAACAACACTAACATCAGTCATTTCAAAATATTATTTAAATGGACTAAATAATCAAGTAAAATGGCGTATTAAAGATAACCAATTAACAGTTTATGCTGGTGATAATGGTAGAGTATGTAAGGTAATACATAATAATTTTAATCTCGAGGATGCAGAATTAGGTGTATTTGATACTCATAAACTTAGCAAATTACTTTCTATTACTAATGGAGAATTAAGTATTTCACTTGAAAAAATTAAGGCTGTTTATACTAAAATGAATATAGCTGATTTAAATTTTGATTTAACATATTCATTAGCTGATATTCTAATTTTAGGTAAAAATACTTATTATGAAGATCCTGAAGAATTTGAAATACAAATTGATTTAACTAGTGAAGATATTACACATTTAATTAAAGCAAAAAGTGCTTTAGCTGATGTAAATAATATGTTAATTACTACAACAACAGATTTTGATGGTATAAATGTATGTGAAATTATATTTGGTGATAATACTGGATTTTCTAATAAGATTACTTACCAACTTAGAGGTAATATTACTAAAGGAGACATCCAAATCCCATTTGATTCAGATATATTTAAAGACATATTAAGTGCTAACAAAGATATGGAGAGTGGCACAATAAAAATATCAGAAGTAGGTATGTTAAAAGCTAACTTCAAAACAGCAGAAACAGAAAGTGAATATTTCATCGCTAGAAATGAATAATCACATATGTATAATGGAACATAAAATTGCAGCTAGGGCGCGTTGTTATGTTTAAATTAAATTAATCGAGAGCTTCGGCCTCACAAAACTAAATGATATGAGTACATTATTCAATGAACGTACACCGTTCGACTTATTATTCCGTAACCTATTCAAGGCAGACGGCGCTTTTCAACCAACTACGTTTGAAAACAAACAACCACACCCACTAGATATTTTTTATGACGATGAAGGACTTCATTTTGAAGTTGCCTGTACTGGTCTAACTAAAAAAGATATTCAACTAGAAATTGATGGAGATCTTTTAAAGATTATCTATGATAAACCTAATGAAGAAGAATTTGATTATAGTGGCTATATCTATAAAGGATTAGCTAAACGTTCTTTTAACCTAGGCTATAAAGTAGCAGCTAAATTCGAACTTGAGAAATTAGAGGCAGAAATGAAAGATGGTTTGCTTCATCTATTTATTCCAATTGCGGAATCTAAAAAAGCAAAAACAATTAAAATAAAATAAAGGTATACACAAAAAAGCGTGTCCTAGCGCAATATTATTCGTATATTCACGTCTAAATAAATAAGTTATATGACAACAAAAAGAAAGTCTATCCAGACTATTACCGACCCTTTGCTAGAACCCTTCTTTATTACTAAGGATGAATACAGCTATACTGTAAAACAAAATGTAACATCTGATGCCTCCCATTTTAGGGCTAAGGGTAAAGCAAAAACATATGAAAAATCATTGTATTATTTTGCTAATATGGATCAAGCATTACAAAAAATAGCCAATCTAAAATCAGATATAGGTAATTTTGATAGTTTAGAAGAATATATTAACAATTATTTAAAAATAAGTATTAACATTAAAAATTATACAGATGGCCTTAGAAGCACTATTTGATGCTGTTATCGTTAAACCGATAGAAGCAGAAGAAACCACATATGGTGGTATTATTGTTCCAGATTTAGGAAAAGAAAAAAATGAAACAGCAGAGATAGTCTCCGTTGGACCTGGTAAGATGCTACCCGATGGCACTATAATTCCTCTCCCATTAAATTTAGGGGATAAAGTAGTATTACCTACTATGGGGTTTACAAAACTACCTTATGATGGTGAAGAATATTATGTAGGACCAGGTAATCAAATTTTAGCAAAAATAACAGAAAATGAGTAAACAAGTTACATTAGGAGCAGAAGCTCGAAAAAATTTAGTAAAAGGAATTGATGTTTTAGCAGATGCCGTTGTGTCAACCTTAGGACCAAATGGTAGAAATGTAGTAATTGCAAATGATCAAGGATCTCCTCAATCTACAAAGGATGGAGTTACAGTTGCAAAATCTATTACTTTATCAAATCCTGAACAAGAATTAGGAGTACAATTAGTTAAACAAGCAGCTATTAAAACTGCAGAAAAAGCAGGAGATGGAACAACAACTTCTACCTTATTAGCCCGTGAAATGATTAAAAACGGTTTAAATGCTTTAAATAACAATGAAAATGCTGTACAAATTAAAAGAGATATTGATTCTACCGTTAAAGTAGTAATAGATAATCTAAGAAATAAAATCTCAGAAGATATTTCAAGTGAAGAACAATTAGAACAGATAGCCAGTATATCAGCCAATAATGATCCAGAAGTAGGAAAATTAATATCTACGGCAATAGAAAAAGTAGGAATGGAAGGTGTTGTTCATATTGAAGAATCTCGTACAGGGGAAACTTATTTAGAAACAGTTGAAGGTATGCAATTTAATAGAGGTTATAAATCTCCTTATTTTGTTACTAATAATAACACAATGTCAGCTACTTTAGAAAACCCATTAATATTATTATCTGAGAATAAAATTACTCAAGTAAAAGAGTTATTACCTATTTTAGAAGCAGTTTCCTCTCAAGGAAAATCCCTTTTAATTATTGCAGAAGATATTGATCAAGAAGCTTTAGCTACTCTAATTGTAAATAAAATGAGGGGTACAATGAAAGTATGTGCTGTTAAAGCCCCAGAATTTGGTGATAGACGTAAATTAATTTTAGAAGATATTGCTGTCACAACAGGTGGACAAGTATTTTCAAAAGATAAAGGTATGAAACTAGACAAATTTTCTTGGGAATGGTTTGGTGAAGGTAGAACAGTAACTGTAGAAAAAGAACAAACCACTATAGTTGATGGTAAGGGAACAGAAGAAAATATTAATAAAAGAATTGAAGAACTTCAAAAACAGTTAGAACAATCTCAAACACCATTTGAAACCGAAAAACTCCAAGAACGTTTGGCCAAATTTGTAGGAGGAGTTGCTATTATCCATGTAGGTGGAAATACTGAAACTGAAATGAAAGAAAAGAAAGATAGAGTAGATGATGCCCTACACGCAACAAAAGCAGCTATTGAAGAAGGAATAGTACCTGGTGGTGGAACAGCTTTACTATACGCCTCATCAGGTATAGAAGTTAATTCAACAGGAGCCGCTATTGTAGTAGAAGCATGTGCCAAACCCTTTAATCAAATTTTAGTTAATGCTGGGTTTGATAAAGTTAAAGGTCAAATATTAGCTGATAGTTTAGTTAATTCTGGTAATGGTACTTGGGCAGGTTATAATATTAAAACTGATGAAACCGTTAATATGAAAGAAGCAGGTATTATTGATCCAACTAAAGTATCACGTACTGCCCTCCAAAACGCAGCCTCTGTAGCAGGTACAGTTCTATTGACCGAATGTACAGTAGTAAATGAAATAAGTGAAGATAGTAACAATCAACCCCAAATGGATCCGTCTATGATGGGGATGATGTAATAATTAATAATTAATAAATAAATAAGTAAAAAAATGACAAAACAGGAAATTTTTGAGGTTATTGAAGAGAACTTCAATATCTTAGCAGCGGAAAACGATGGAAAAACAAAAGCATCACAAGCAAGAGCTAGAAAAGCAGCCCAAGCAATTAAAAGAGTAATTACAGACTATAAAAAAGCATCTGTAGCAGAATCTAAGTAAATATGTGGGGGAGCTTGTCTCCCCCATTTATTTTTATTATATTAAATAACATGGAAACAGAAATTATTGAAGATAAGGTATTAATAGCCCTAAGACAACCCCCTGGGGATCGTTGGCAATTAGTAGATGAACCTCAAGGTAAAATACATGATAGTATAACAGATGCTTTAGAATCATATATGCGAAAAACAGGGTTTAAAGGTCATTATCGACTAGAACCTCTAAGTAGTAAGTTATACGCAATTAATGCTGAAGAAATAGAAGTAAAACCAGAACCAATTAAAACTTATAGTTTATATGGCGAATACTCAGACCCAGGAGAATAGTTTATTAGTAGAGAAATATAGACCATCTAAATTAGAAAATTATGTTGGTAATGAGAATATTAAGAAATCGATCTCTAAATATTTAGATCAGAATGATATCCAAAATTTAATATTTTATGGACCCGCTGGTACAGGAAAAACTACTTTGGCAAAACTTTGTGTTCAAAATCTTGATTGCGATCATCTTTATATTAACGCCTCAGATGAAAGAGGTATTGAGACGATTCGTGATAAAGTTCAAGGCTTTGCGAGCGTGGCTTCTTTTAAACCACTTAAAGTGGTCATTTTGGATGAAGCTGATTTTCTTACTATCCAAGCGCAAGCTTCACTCCGTAATATTATTGAAACTTTCTCGCGTACGACAAGGTTTATTATGACTTGTAATTTTGTAGAGCGTATCATTGATCCTTTACAATCTAGATGTCAAGTACTTAAAATTGTACCTCCAACCAAAAAGGATGTTGCTAAACATTTAAATTGGGTATTACAACAAGAGTCTATTAAACATGATATAAATGATTTAGTACCTTTAGTTAATCAATACTACCCAGATTTACGTAAATGTATTAATACTATACAGTTATCTACACAGGACAATATACTAAAGCTAGACCAATCAGTATTAGTATCATCAAATTATATAGATAAAGTCATTAATGCTTTATCAGAGGGATCTAAACATAATAGAATAGATTGTTATAATGATATACGTCAAATTATAGCTGATGCTAATGTAGATGATTTTGATGAGTTATTTAAAGCACTATATGAACGTGCATCTGAATATTTACAAAACAAAGAAGGTACAGCAGCTATTTTAATAAATGAACATCAATATAAAGCAAATTTCCGAATCGACAAGGAAATAAATACAATGTCGTTAATCCAACAAATATTAAATAATAAATAATTATGCAACAGCAACAACAACAAGGCCCACCTATTGATCTAAAAAACACATCAGAGGTAAAAAATTCAGAAGGTGGAAGTGTATTCCAACAAGGAGTAGTATTACGTACAGTATCTAAATTTATAACAGGTACGGATGAAGATGCTTTATTACCAATCCCTGTATTTTATGACTCAAAAACAGGAAAAATACTTGAAAGCTCAGTCCCTAAAGATTTAAGGGAAGAACTAAAAGATGAACTTATTTAATGAAGAATATCTTTGATTGGTTAAAAGCAATTAATAACACCAAACCCCCAGTTGAATCTTTTACAGATAAAGACTGGGAGGTTTGGAATAGTTATATGATACATAGGTTTTTATCTATGAATCCTGATTATTTAGAAATTGTAAATTATGTTCAAGATTTTCCTCCACAGGAAAAAAGAATGATTTACAACATATATAGGGAA